CTTCGTGTGCCGTGCAATCTGTTCCGTGTTCCGCGCGGTGCGCTCTTCCGCGTCGCCTGCACCGAGTCCCGCGGCGGCCAGCGGGTTGAATGTGCCGGTGACGCTCAGCTTGCGGGCCATCAGGTCGGCCAAGCCGGAGATGCGGTCATCCAGGCCGGCCAGCGGGTCGGTGGTGGGGCGCCCGGGCGCGGCCGCGCCCGCAACTTCCTTCCGTTTCTGCGCCGCCGCAGCGCGGGCGGCGTCCAGGTCGGCCTTGGCCTTGTCCAGCTCGGCCTGACTGTCGCGCAGGCGCTGCTCGTGCTCGGCGCGCTGGCGGCGCTCGTTCTCCGCGTCGGCACCGCCGATCTCGGCCAGACGCTCGTCGCGGCGCTTGGCCGCCTCCGCCAGCGCCTGCTCCTTGCTCTTCTCGATGTCGGTCAGGTCGGCCTGCTCCTGCGCGGCGATCTCGTCGAATCGCTGCTGTGACTGCTGGTCGACCGATTCCTTCGCAGCCGCGACGTCCAGAGTGCTGTCGAACACACCCTGGAGCTCGAGCCAGCGCTTGGCGATCCAGTTGGCCGTGGTCTCGACGGCCCGGGCGTGCCAGGCGCTGAACTTCGCCCAGGTGGAGCGCAGGAAGCCAACGAGCTTCGCCCACAGGGACTGCACGCCGGCCACGAACTCCACCCACAGCGCCTGCCCGCCGTAGACGAAGTCATTGACGATCCCGAGGAACTTCCCCTTCAGTGCCAGCCAGACCTGGAGCAGCGCGTGCGTGCCCTGCTCCCAGGCCAGCTTCAGCCCGGCCCAGAGGACCTGCGCGGCCAGCGTGAGGTCCCCCGCGGCCAAGGCATCGGCCATGCCGCCTATTACCTCATATACAGTGTCCTTGAGCACACCGAACTGCTCGCCCAGCCACGCCAGGGCCTTCTGGCCGGCGTCCGTGCAGGTCAGGAGCACCGTGCCGAGCGCTACGATCGCCGCGATCGCCAGCGTGACCGGGTTCGCCAGCCCGGCGATCAGGGTCGTGATAAGCGAGAAGCCCGCGCCGACGGTCCTCGTGACCGTGGCGAGCCAGCCGATCACCTTGCTGACACCGATGATGGCGGTGCCGAGCCCCGTAATCGCCAGCCCCGCCGCCGTGACGGCGACGGCAATCTTGAACACCGTCACGACCAGCGCCTTGTTGGCGCGCAGCCAGCCGATGACGCTGACGGTGCAGCGGATCGCGCTGTCGGCCGCTTCCTGGAGCAGTGGGATCACCGCGGACGCGATGGTCGTGGACACTTTCCGCACCACGCGCCACAGGATGTTGAGCGTGTCCTTGAAGTGCTCGGCTGCTTCGGCGGATTCGCTCGACATCGTCAGGCACAGGTCGCGGGCCTGCTTCTGGAGCGCTTCGATCCCCGCGGCGCCACCTTGAAGCAGCGGGATGAGCTTCGTGCCGCTCTTGCCGAAGATCTCCATCGCCAGCGCCGCTTGGACCGTCGGGTCCTTGATCGCCGCCAGCCGGTCGGCGATTAGCTTGAGCTGCTGCTCGGGATTGAGGTTCGCCAGGTCGGCGACGGTGAGGTTAAGGTAGCCCAGCGCCTGTGTGGCCCCCTCGGACCCGGTCGCCGCCTCCACGAGCGTCTTCTGCATCTTGCGGACGCCGGTTTCGAGGGTCTCCAGGTCGACAGCGCAGAGGTCCGCCGCGAATGCTAGTTCCGACAGGGCCGACACGCCGATGCCGGTGCGCTTCGCCATCTTGGCGATCGCGTCGCCGCCCTCGGTGAAGGCCTTCACGCCGAGCATGATCGGCGCGAGCACGGAACCGCCCAGCGCGGCCAGGCCCTTGCCGATCCTCTGGAGGCCTTCGCCGAACGCCTTCAGCCGGGCCTGGGCCTTCTCCAGGCCCTTCGTGAGCTTGTCGGCGACGCCGAGCTCGACGTAGGCGCGCCCGGCGCGGATGCCACGGGTGTCGGCCATGCGCTACCCTCCCCGCACACTTCCCGCCCAGCGTTTCGGGAGATTGGGGCGTTCCTTCTCGAGGGCGGGCCCCATGTACGGCCGCTCCTGAATTATCGCCCGCGTTTTCACGACCTTCCCGCGCCGCCGGCGCTTGACCTCGGTTTTCCCGCCGAACTCCAGGACGTTGGGCGCGGTGCTGCGCTTGAACCCGACTGGCCCGACGACGACCGAATCGCTGGCCCGGTCGTAACCGAAGTAGATCAGCCGGCGCAACGAGCCCTCGTGCGAGTGCGGCGGCTTGCCGGGCGGCGCGCTGCCCCTTTTCGTGCGGATGCTGTGTTTGGCGGTCGTGCGGATGAACGCTCCGGCCTTCGACAGTACGGCGCGCTTGGCCTTATCGACCGCACGCAGCACGGCCTTCTTGTCGAAGAACAGGTCCTTGATCCGCATCGTGCTCATGTCTGGAGCTTCCCGCACGGATGCGCTGCGCCGTGCCGGCCGTTCTGCTTGATCCGCAGCACCTCGCGCCGGTGACTGAGCACAAGCGCGAGCAGCAGCGTCAGCGACACGACCAGCGTGGCGCCCACGCCAAACTCGCTGCGGTAGCCCGCCACGTCGCCGCCGACGCCCATGGCCTCTACCTCGGCGCGGAGCGTGGTTTCGACCGCCGTCTCGATGGTGCTGCTGAGTTCGGCCTGCACGCCCGCAACGATCTGGCCGCTGAGTTGCTGCACGTCGAGTGCGGCGGTTTCAGCGGCCGGCTGCGACGCCGCGGGCGGCGGCGCCACAGCCAGCCGCGGTTGCGACTGGCTCGCGGCGCAGCCCAGCAGCGCGGCGAGCGCGACCAGCGCGCCCGCCGTGGGCATGAGTCGAGCCGTCTGAATCATGACGCACCCGGCACACTGGTGTGCGGCTCCGTCGCGGCCGGCTGCGTGGTAGGCGGGCCGGCCTTCTCCTTCTGGTGCGGGCTGCTCTCGGTCTCCTCGTTGCTCGTGCTGGACACTTGGAGCTGCCCGGCGATGCCTTCGACGCCCACGGACGCGGCGCCCTCCACGCCGGTGACCCACTTGCCCGAGAACTTCACGACGTACGTCGGGTTGATTCCCTGCGCGCCAGCCTGGATCACGAGCTGCTCCACGCCTTGCGATAGGCCCTCGCGCACGGCGGGGATGATCGCCTCGTCGGCCAGCTTGTTGGCGAAGTGCTCGACCGGCGGCTGCGGGTTGAGCGTCGCACAGCCGGTCAGGCCCAAGAGCGCCAAAAGCGCGAGCAGGAAACCAACGAACGTCTTCAGGTTGCACAGCCACATGAGTTGTCCTCCGTCCTTGGAGCCTCCGTGCGAGGAAACCGTCTGCCGAGGAACATTACTTTCAGATCATCCATGTCGATCGGGATGGGCGCCGGCCGTTTGGCAAACGGGTCGAAATCGCCCGGTTTGAACGCCCGCGTCTTCTTCGGGTCGCGGTGGCAGTTCTCGAGCAAGGCCAGCAACGCCGACATGCGCGCCCACTCGTCCTTCACCCGACCTTCGGCCATCGCAAGCAGCTCGCGCAGCGTCAGCCGTCCGGGCTCGACGCCGGCGATTCCGGCACAGCGCCAGATGAGCTGCCAGACGTCGCCAGCGCTTGGGCGACGATCTGGTCCGCGTCGACCGCCGCCAGGCGCGCCTCCACCACCTCCCGTGCTTTGTCCATTACTGACCACGTCGTTTCGAGCACCCGCTGAAGGTTCGCCCGATCCCTCGGGCTCGGGGAAAAACCCACGAGTTCCTCCAGCAGGGCCTTGGTCGCGTGCTCGATGGCGTCGCCGGCCATCGCCCGCCCGAACTCCTCGTCGGTTACGTTCCGCACGTCCGCCTCGGGCTTGCACACGGCGTAGACCACGTCGCACAGCAACACGGGATCGCGGTAGAGCTTCTCGATCAGTCCTCCCTCGAGGATCTCCAGCAGGTCCACGTTGAGCAGGCTGCGGACACGCTTGATCGCGTCCACGTTGATGGCGACCGTCCACGTCCGGCCGGCGTTGTCGGTGAACGTCTTCATGCTCAACTTCCTTCAACCCAGCTCCGGAACACGGCCAGCTTGGCGGTCACGCTGACGGTGATTGCCTCCTCCAGTTCCTCGCTGCGGCTGAACGACGTGATCGAGAAATCGCCGTCGGGCCCCTGGCCGCCGGCCTTGTCCAGCACCTTCAGCGCGATCAGCCCGTTGGTGAGGTAGGCGTTCTTGACGGCGGCAAAGCCCGCGTCGGCCGGGTCCCAGACCATCTCGAATTCGACCGAGCACTCGCGCAGCGTGGGCGCCGTCGCGCGCCAGCCCTGATTAGCCCGCGTGGTGACATCCGCCTCGCCCGCGTCGAGATTCAGCGTGACGTTGCGGACGTTGGTCATTTCCGTGTTGGCGGGACCTCCGGCTGTCCCGTAGTACAGCTTGGCGTTCATCCCCAGGACGAAGTTCGGCATGTTCAGTCCTCCATGACTGCCGGTCGCTACGTCAGCCCGAGCTCGATCACTGTGCCGGCCGTGGCGCGCAAGTACACCGTCTGGCCATAGGACGGACCGAGCATCACCATCGAGTCGGCCGGGATCGTGAGCTTCGCGGTTCCGCCGGCCACGTCGCGGACCTCCACGCTGGCCGCCAGCGGGTGCACGACCAGCGTCGCGCCGCGCGGCACCTCGACGGCTTGGTCGGAACCCGTTGCCGTCAGCGGTTCCAGTGCCTTGAAGTTCATGGGCCACTCCTTTGGTTGCAGGGGCACGACCGGTGGTGTGTGCAGCAGCACGTGCAAGCCCGCCTGCGTCGCTCGCAGCCCGGAGCCGCTGTACACGACCGCCCCGACCAGCACCGCATCGACCTCCGCCTTCGTCCAGGGTTTGCCCGTCGCCGGCGATTTGAGCGTGAAGACGAAGATCGTGTCATACACTCCGCTCGGCGCGAAATTCGCCGTACCCTGCTCGGCCGCACCGACGCGCAGCACCGCCCTCCCGCTGCCGCCGGAGTTGTTCCGCCAGCACAGTGCCCCGGCGACCGCGACGATCCGTTCGCCCGGTGCCAGGGCGACATCGGCCACGCCGACGTTGAACGCGGCGCCTGGGTACGTCCCTTCGAGGTACGAGTAGTCGCCGTCATGCGGCACCTGGGCGACGTATTCCCAATACTCCACAGCTCACCTCACGGCTCCG